TGATGGATCTGGACAAAGAAAGACAGCAGGCAAGGAGGCGTCTGGAGAAGATCAACAGCCGGATCAAAGTAGTGGCCGGAGGAGATCTGACCGAAGAACAGTGCCGGAGAGATGCAGTAGAAATGTTTGACAAGTCCAACAGTCCGGAAGAATGGGGATACGCAAGAATGTTCCTGGCAACAAAATACGGCGAAGAGCTTGCATCAGAGATTATTGAGGAGGTAGAAGCATGAATATTATCACAGAAAGACACGAAATCGGTATCACAATGAACCTTGGGAAATATCCAGTAATCGGGCTGGATATGGACAACAAGCCTTACAAAGAGTGCGACAACTTTATCATCGGATCCAAAGTGAGAGTAGCCTGGGATCGAAAAGATCCCAAGTGGGAGGGGATGACGAGCAGATGCGAACTTATGGTTGATGAAGGAAAGTACCACCTGAATAGCCACGGGTGCTGCTTATCAGCCAAGTTCACGGTAAATGATTTTATTGAGGATGTCGAGAACGCCAATACACCATTAGTTCACAAAGAGCAGATCGTAGCAGTAGCTCACTACTCAAAATCAAATGGAGTGAAATTCCTCCGGATGATGAAGGTTTCTCCGAGGATCGACACTCAGTGTATGACAGTAGCAACCCTGGAAGATCTTAGCGATGAAGAAATGAAGGAAGTAAGAGACTTCATAGATAGGAGGAAAAGATGGTAGATAGAAGTAATCAGAGACTGAATGAGGCAATCGAAAATATGATCCGGATGTGGGATGGCACGATCCACGGGCAAACGATCCGGAACATGTACGAAAATGGTTCTGACTATGAAAGCATCTGCGAGATCGCCGGGATCGAGTATGAAGATTACGAGGAGGAATAAGCGTGGATGATTTAAAGAAATGGATCGGCAGGAAGTTCCTGGACTTCTGTAAGTCCGATCCGGAGGACGAGCGAGAGATCCATTACGAAATGATGACCGGAGACTTGAGCGAAAAACTGGAATTTACTTCCAGGGAGATCGTAAGCATGAAAACGATGGAACAGATCCGAAAGTCCATTATCAGAGATATCAAATTAACAGATAATTGGTGGCATGTGTCACTGGAATATAAGGAGGAAGCAGAAATGCAGGAAATTACAATGTCAAAAATGGAACGCCTGGAGGCAGAAAAAGAGGATTTTAAACAGATGTACGCTGAGTGCTTTCCGCATCTTGCGATCGTAGCGGATATCTTGAAAAAGTTCGGGGATGAAAGAGAGATCCAGACAGACGGAGCGCATATCTACATCACACCGAATGGCTACATCTCCATGAGTAATGTATCTGAGGGGTGGAGCCTTTCCAGATTGAACCATGAATCTAAACCGGAAATAAGATGCGAAGTAATAGAAGAGATTGAGGAGGAGTAAGTCATGAGCGAAAGAGAATTTGTAGTAATCAATGAAGAGGCTGCCAGAACAGCCCAGAATATGATGTCTTTTAATGAGTATCAACTGGGATCCAGAACCAAAGAATACCAGGAGGACGTCAACGAAGTATATGATCTGGCGGAAGAAGTAGTTGCCAGAAGAGGAGAAGAATACCGGGAAAGAGCCTGGAGACTGGCAACCAGATATGCAAAGAACCTGGGAAAATATTTCAATGAGGAGGCAAGAATCGGCTGCATGTGTCCGTCTGTGATGATCTCTGGAGCCGGAAACTTCCCGGTAAAGAAGAAAGAGAAACAGGTCAAAGCCTGGGATAAAAACCATGAGTTCTACAATTACTGCCAGTCGATCCGAGGAAAGCTGAATAACCTTCTGTACTCAAAAGAGGTTATCAAGAGTGATGACGAAAACGCTATTGAAGCCCTGGAGGAGAAAATTGACAGTTTGAGGGAAGTTCAGGAAAACATGAAGGAGATCAACAAGTATTACCGCAAGCACCATACGCTGGAGGGATGCGATCTCCTGACAGAAAAACAGCTCCAGAAGCTCCAAGGATCCATGAATCAGTTCGGGTATGACAGATCTCCATATCCGAGCTGGGCTTTGCAAAACAATCTGGCAAATATCAAGAGATGCCAGCAGAGAGTTGACGAACTGAAAAAGACAAAAGGAGAAGGCACCTCTGAGGCGGATTATGGCGATTTCAAGGTAATTGAGAATACAGAACTGATGCGAATACAGATCGTGTTCGATGGAAAGCCAGATGAGGCAATCAGAAGCACTCTGAAAGCAAACGGTTTCCGATGGGCTCCATCCCAGGGAGCATGGCAGAGACAGCTCACATCCAATGGAAAGTGTGCCCTGAGAAGAGTTATCGAAGATCTGGGAGCTGAGGTGCAGGCATCATGACGGTAAGAGGAGCGGCAAATGGAAACTATTCCAGATACCACCAGAAGTACAACATAGGCTTCATCAATAGCGATGGAATGGAAGATGAAACGCAGTTCGAGAGCGTGAAAACGCTCAAAGAGCTGTCGGATCTCTTCCGGGACTTTTGCAAAGAGAACGGGTTCAAGACAAATACAGTTACATACGTGGAGGCAGTGTGATTATGGCAAAGAAAATTCAGAATAAGAGATACCTGGTAAATAGAGCAGTCTACAAGGCTGTAAAAAAGTACGATCATCAGCAGTTTGAGAATTTCTGCACTGATATTTATAAAAGCGGATGGGAGGACGGAAAAGCATCTGTAAATGCCCTGGATGTGAAAGATATTGAAGCGGTAATCAGATCCGTAAAAGGGATCGGAGAGGTTCGGATCGGTAAGATCATGGAGGCAATCAATGAAAAATTCGATGAAAACGCCGGATCAAAAGAAACGGAGTAAACAGTTAGGAAAAGAGATCCGGGACAGCCGGAAGAGGTATGAAGATCTGAGAGTACACGGTGGATCCGATCCATTCTGGTCGGATGGGGCAAACATGAATTTATGTAGGAATCACGTCATGTACTTCCGGAAGCAAGTGGAGACAGAGTTGGATCCGGAAAATTATCCGGAGGAGTATTTCTTGGAAATCCCAGCAGAGGTAAGCGTTCATTATATGGCAGATCCGGACGGGATCCGGAGCAGGTCAACAGCTGCACTGGAGGTTCTGAAAGAAAATCAGGACTTCCAGTACCTAAGAAGTAAACTCAGCGGAGACCTGGACAAAGAAACCAGTCAGTGCATGAACCCAGTACGTTATGTCCTGGGAATGGAAGATGCGATCCGGAGGGACGATCTGGTGGTAATGCGAAGATGCCAGGATCCGGAATATTACGTCAAATATTTGAGAGAAAGTCGGAAAAAGCTGGACAAAATCCTGGGATCGCCAATTTTGGAACCAAAGCTCCGGGAAGGACAGTTGACAATATGGGATTTTATAGGAGGACAATAGTATGCACACAGAAAATGAGTATCACAGAGGAGAGATCTTTTTTATCAATGAGGGCGAAAGCTCCGGAAGCGAACAGGGGGGGGCGAGACCTGGAATCATAGTAAGTAATGACGTTGGAAACAAACACGCTCCGATCGTGGAAGTAGTGTACCTGACATCCAGGGAGAAAAAACTGATGCCGACACACGTTAGGATCAAGAGTAGTCCGATCCCTTCCATAGCGTTATGTGAGCAGATCGAGACGGTATATAAAAAGCGGATCGGAAAATATCTTGCAAAAGCCACGATGGATGAAATGAAACAGATTGACAAGGCGCTTGCTGTCAGTATCGGACTTGGTGGAAATATGAAGATGTCCGACTACGTGAGAGAGTGGGCGGAGGCGTTCAAAGAGCCGGATCCGGATCCGATCGAAGAAAAAGCGATGCAGATCCTGGAAACAGCGAAACCAGTTCCAATCCAGATACCGGAACGCCTTTTTGACAAAGAGAGGATCAAAGAGCTGGAAAAAGATTTGATCCGAGCGGAAGCGGAGCGTGATGTATTCCAGAAACTGTATAAAGAACAGTTAGCAATCAGTTAAATGTGAGGTAAAGGATATGAGAAGAATCAAGCGCATGATATTTAAGCATTTTAACTGTATTCCATGGTTCATTGTGGGAATACAGATCCTGGTAGACGGGAAAATCAGCCGCTGGCAGTATGCGATGTGCTGGATCTGCACCCTGGTAATGATCTGGATGTACGCACCAAATAGAGCACAAACGAAGGGAGGTGGGAAAGTTGCTGACATTGACGATCGAAAAAAAGTGGTTTGATATGATCCTGAGCGGAGAAAAGACAGAGGAGTACCGGGAATTGAAACGGTACTATGATTCCAGATTCAGAAACGACGCCATGCTGAAAAATCAGGAATACCCGGCAAACGTTTCCGAGTTCCGGAACCTGGCTGCAACAGTGGATCAGGACATCGGAACCGTGAGGTTTCGGAATGGCTATGCCACGGATGCCCCGTGTTTCCTGGCAGATTGCAAATTGACAGTCGGGGAAGGAAAACCGGAGTGGGGAGCTGTTCCTGGGACAGAGTATTATATTCTGAAAATGAAAAACGTGAGGAGGAAATAGCATGATTTTCATGCCAGGGAGAAGGAAAAAGGATCTTTTATTCGACACAGGTTATAGAGCTGCTATTGACGATATGCAGGATAACTTAATCCGAAATAGCAGAACAGAAACTATAGACGGTAGGACAAGGCTTATCGTTACAGAAGATACAATAGAAACTATATGCAGAGAAATGAGAAAGAGGTGTGATAATGCAAAGAGAAATTTTGTTTAAAGCCAAATCGACAGACACCGGAAAGTGGGAGGAGGGGCTGCCGAACTATTGCAGCACGGACGGATCTGTTACAAAGATGGTAAGCTACGCTCCTGGATCATTTAAGGTGTTTTCGATTGAACCGAAAACTTTATGCCAGTATACGGGATTCACGGACGTAACCGGAAAGAAGATCTTTGAAAATGACGTTGTGCGGATCCTTGGAAAAGATAGCATGCTCAATAGGATAATTTTCGCAGAGAGGCCAATATACGACAATATTTGCGAGGAAGAAGTTGACAAGGTATCTGGATGGTTCTATGAAAGATATCCGGACAATGCAACCGGAGCCGTGCCACTTACAGCACATGATATAGAAAACTTGGAAATGAAGGTCATAGGGAACATAAGTGATGAATGAAAGAGAAAAAGAGGATCAAGAACAGTTGGAATACCTGAGAGAATGGAAGAAAAAACGCTCAGGAAGAGTAAAAGAAGAAAGTGCGATCAAGAGAATTTGCAAGAAAGGTAGGGAACTATGGACGGAAAAATTTTTAAGATAAGTGGTTACTTGGTGGATCCGAATGGAGAAAATGAAGCAGCCTGGATACGGGAGGAATTGAGGCGTTTGAATGACACGTTCGGACAGCATGTACACGTCAAAGAGGCTGATATACTGGACTGGACAGATGAAAATCCGTTGAACTATGAAAATTGCGATCTGGCGGAGTGCGAGAAGTATTTCCACGACAAATACCCAGTAAGAGAAGATCGAAGTGTGGAGGTTGGAAAAACCTACAGACATTTCAAAGGGAAAATCGTTGAAGTGATAGCGATCAGCCAGGACACGGAATCTCCAGGACAATACTCCGTGGTCTATAAATGCGAGGACGGAGCTATCTGGAGTAGACCTTATGGAATGTTTGTTGGTAAGGTAGACCGGAAGAAATACCCGGATGCAGACCAGGAGTACAGATTCGAGGAGGTGCAGAATGGACATCAAGAATAAAAATGAGTTGAGGAGGCGTATTGACGCCTTCCTCCATGAGTATACGCATGAAGAATATATCATCAATGAGGAGTTCTGCAAGGACACAATGCGGATGATGGCAGATTTCATCGGACATGTGAACGGAAGAATGGACAGCGAGCGAAAAAGGCTCACAGAGGCAAGAAGGAAGCTCAAAGAGGCATTATGGGAGAATAAAGTTCTGCATGAATACAATTACAATGGATCTTCCGGTATCTGCCGGGCAAAACTTATGGGATCTATGACCGGAGCATGGCACATTGGAAACGTAGTATGCGTGGAAAACGGTAGATCATTCATGCTGATGCAGGATGGCTATTCGGAGGAAAACGGGTATCTGATTCTCCGGGCGATGGAAGTGATCCCAGAAACGATCCAGAGATTCGCTTGTGTGGAAGATATGACCGGGGAAAGGCTGTTTGAGGGTGATGTGATCTACAATCCGGAGCATAGAACAGTCCGAATGGAGATCTGCTACGGCAAATACGCCGCATATTGCCCGAACGATCAGGAATATATGGAAACTGTCGGCTTTTATATGGTGTCGAACACCACAGATGATGCAATGCCGCTCGGTCCGACAAAGGAATACGCACTTTTGTTGGGAAATGTGGTAGACAACCCAGAGATCAAGGTGGTATAATTTCAGTCAGGATGCACCGGAAAGGAAAGAAAATGAGTAAAAGAATCTTAGCAGCAATGTTATCATGTATGCTGGTTGTAGGAATGACCGGATGCGGTTTTTCAGATGGAGTGAAAGACGGTATGAAGGATGCTCAGAAGCAGGAAAGCATAAACGATTCTGATAAAAATGATAGCAAAAAGGATAAAAACGTGACCGAAACGGATAAAAATGATACCGAAAGCCGAGAAAACGTTTTAGAATCAGAAGAAAGCGAGACCGGAAACCCACTTCTGGATGCAGAGGTAATCGTATGCGATGTAATGAACGGAACTAAGACAGAGAAGTTGGGCGAATACGCCTATATCACAGTTCCATTGGAGACAATGAAAAAAGTCACGATGGAACAGTACGATGAATTTTGCGATCAGAAAGTCCAGGATAGCGGTTACAACTGGGTAACGATCGACTTTGGTAACGGATCCGGATTGCAGTTCCAGGGAAGTACACCAGCAGTAGCAACCTACGGTACACTTGATAATGAGGAGTGCATCGAAGAATCAAAAGGAACCGTAATGATGACTGGAGAGAATACATATGAGCATTCTGAGAACCAGTAAAAATCTAACAAATGTTAGAAATGGTGGTACACCCGTAATCATACGGGATGCGATGTTCATCAAAGATTAAAAATTCTTTCTGTGGTTGGGTGAATTAGTAGTTGTTGGGGAGACACGCTTGTAAAGAAAAAGACTTCTTTATGGCGAAGCGGACGCAGAAAGCAGGATATTCCTTCGCAGCGCAGGGCCGCGTTTCCGTAGCCCGGCGCC